CGTTCTCCAAGTACAAGTCTTTCCTAACCCCCCGCACGCGCGCGACGGAAAGACCTAGTGGTTTTAACTGTGTTTCCACAGACGGCTTCACCACAAAACCAGACGATCACCCACCTCGCTGCTGTGTTTGTTAACAGCTTCCCAACTGTACACAGCGCTTAGGATCACTCGTCAGCCTACCCATGCCATCCACAAACAACAAAGTGCTTACCAACCACTTCAACCCATAAACCGCACCGCGGCACCAAGAGCCCCAACTGGCCCACCAGTCCACGCACCAGCAGCTATTCCCCCGGCAATCTTTACAGCCTTCCTACCAAGGCTCCACCACCAATCGGGGTCCTTTGACTTGAGTACTTTTAGTACACACTCCTTGTCACACACACTGTTCTTTACGGATGTAGCATCCGTCACTATCCCCAAAGAAATAGCAGGAGTCCACTCGTAAATGGCAGTGAGGCGCAACTGGAGCCCGGTTGCAGCAGGGAACCCTGTGGTGCAGATAATGATGATATTCCGATCAGAATCATCATCAGCCGCATTGGCTGTAGTAGCATAGCGGTCATCAAAGGACCCAGGGCTCCACTTTATGTCAAGTGGGGCCATTAGGGTGTTTGACGCCGCTACCGACTCAGTGCAATACGAAATTAATGTATTGAACTGAGTAATAGTGCCGTTCGTAACTGCTGAAGCTGGCACTACACCAAAATGTATAGTGCCAGTTGCGGTATTTGGTGCAGATATGGCCCTGGCAGTTACGCAGAACCCAGCGCACCTAAATTTATTAGCAGTGGTATTTAGAAACCCTGCTCCCGGCATAGAGGCGGTACCAAAGCCTACAGTGGTATTGTCAGTACCAATAAGACCTGCAGTAAAAGAAGCAACGTTGTTCCCAGGTTTTATAATCGAGGCAGTAACCGTCTGTCCTCCAGAGAGACCAACGGATATGTTCTGCACAAACCTGCTGACATATCCACGGTCTCCCGGGTAAACGGTTTCGCCAAGGTTTGCACCACAGGGATCATAAAACATACGAGCAGCCATCGCACCATGAGAGTCGAGCAAAGCCCTACTATCATAGCTTGGTGGTCTAGCTCGTGGCTTCTTCTTTGGAACCTTCTTAACCTTGGGAGCCATGTTTGAGCCACTAGTTCAATATGTACTGTTCTTTATTACTCGATTCGGGAAGTACGGGGCAAGTATCAGTATTTACTATTTCGCTAGTGAATGCCCGGAACTCCTCCTCTAAGTGTATCTGCTGGTCAGGTAATATGCCAAATGCTTTGTACATTGAAACCCGGGCTATCGTTTCATCAACAGCATAAGGTCGTTGGCTTGATGCGAACAACCTCCAGGTCCTTCCAGACCCGGAGAAGTCCTCAGAGAGTATACGTTTAACAACACTCTCACGACAAGGAAACCTGAGCATTGCCAGATACATTTCAGACAAAATGGGAACGTCTGCATATAATGCAAGGCCGCAACGCCCCGTAGCGACCAGCACTTCTTCGGTGGTGGCCCAATCACGTGAGGTTATGACAGTCCAATCGTGTAGCATGCACTTATGCACATTCCGCACCATCATCCACTCATCAGCATTGAGCTGAACACACCTGCATTGGCAGAACTCAACCCCTTCCAGCTCGAACGCTGGGGGTTCCACTTCCATTTCAAACCCATAGGCGAGATGATGCTCTGGCAACCCATCTAATAAATGTAGGTGTTCACGTTCCAAGAAAACTCCACAATCATCACCATCATTAATAAACCTGTATTTGACTCCAAGGTCTTTCAGATAGTGGTGGGTTATGGAGCACATCAACAGAACGTTGCCAAGAGCAGTGTTCATGTCTCCAGAGGCTCTGCAACCTTTTACTGTATACATTACAGACCCATCAATGACATTAGCAAACCCTTTCTGGTTTATTTGCCAAGATAAGAGCTCTGCCAATTCTGCGTCATTGTATAGATCGTTGTACAGTGAATGCTCAAATTCCAGAGCCTCTGGACTAACATGCTGATCGAAGCGTGAAGCGTCAAGCCCTACAAAGCATGGATCACGAAACTCGGACCAATATTTCCGTATGTACTTGGCGCGCTGCCACATATTATCACATTTCAAAACCACATGGTGGTCAAAAATGTGATCTATGGCCTTATACACTAACTTCTCAAGGGGTCGGAGGAAACGGCCGATGGCTAGGTTATATACAGGCGACCGCGGCTGTATTAGCCGTGGGCAAGGGTTATTTTTCTTTGTACCATTATACAGTTCAGCCTTGATAAAGGTCTTCAAGTAACCGTCAGACCGTCTTACCCCGCGCGTGGAGTAAGAGATCGCAGCAGCAGCATATCTTCTTTGCATCTTCCCTGAGTATGAAAGGACAAACTCTTCAGCTGTCCACGCAGGGGGCAAAGCTCTCAAGCTGCGCCGTAACGCTTTCTTGAAGTACCTCAAGGTGTCAAAAGAAACTGTTGGCCGAGGGCAAGGAACAAAACCCATCTTACCCTTAACCAGGTACAACCTCTCTGTCAGTGCCCTAAGCACCACTGACAGAGAGTTATTATAAAAGAATATGTTGGGGCGGATATTTCCGCAACTGTACATGAAAGCTCGTCTCGCCTTCAAAACTCCGACACGGGAGAGAACCCGTATGGACTGGTGAACTGAAGCGGTAGCTTCACAGCCATACAGCACCGCGCGGCACCACTAAGCCTTTTCTACCATTGATTCCAGCAATTTAAAGCAGGAATCAGCTGTTATCTCACGTCCGGATTTTACGAAAGTGAGTTTAACAGCCAAAGGTAGAATCCTGTAGCGGACTGAAAATGGAGTATCTTTTGCAAAATTCTTCATCATCCAGTCCACCACAATTGCTTCGTTGGCCGCGGAGTGTTTTGGATACCGGAGAGCCATTCTGCACTTTCTGCTGTACACAACGGCAGCTCGCACATAATGACAGTCCTGAATCAACTCTTCCACGTCAGAGTCACCGTCATAATCCAAATTGCGCAGTACAGATCCAACGCGTTTTGAAAGATTCCGGGCTAGGCGAAGCTTTCTACGCCGCAAATGCAAGCTGGTCCTCCAGGACAACAAAGCCCACTGGAACCAATGTCCCAAGAGTTCCATATACAGACAAAGCTGGCTTGCACAAGCGTCCCTATACCCAACATAGACCCCCACGAAACCTACCCCCATGTGGTTTACCCTTACCTGGCATGCCGGTAGGATAGCCACAACATATTGTACACAAACGTGGGCTAAAAGCCCAAGCACAAATGAGAGAATGGCAAGCATGGCGCTCCTTCCCCGCCGAAACAAATGGCAGCTACTAGGCGTACAGAGGACCCGGAGGGAATACCCGGG